CCGGGGGGAAGCCCTGCTGTGTGGCTGTGCTTGCCCGTGTGGGTCGGTGTTTCCACCGTGTACCGTGCAACCCGGGGGGAAGCCCTGCTGTGTGGCTGTGCTTGCCCGTGTGGGTCGGTGTTTGGTGTCCGTAAAGCCCTAAAATCTCCCCGCAGAGCGACGAAACGGGCACGGACAAGAATTTACACGGCAATAAAAAAAACAGCCCCGCAAAGGGCTGTTTTTCGATGTTCTAAAATTCCATGTACTTCCAACGGAAGCCGCCCGCGCTTTCGCGCTTGCCGCTTGCGGCGGCGGAAATACTGCCTTTGTTGATTCCAGTATCAAAAGCGGCGGCGGCGGCAGAGCCGTACGCGGCTACTTCTTTCCCATCCATGGTGTACTGAACAACGGGGCGAGCCTTGCCCTGCGCTTCGGCGGTGTCAAGTTCGTCAAGGTGTGCGGATTCGAGTGCGGAAATGATAGTTTCGGCTTCGGCGGTTTCTCCGGCCTTTGCCCATGCTACCAGTTTGCGGCCGATGTTCTGCAGATGGAAACGGGTAGTTCGCGAATTAACTCCCATGCGGCGGGCGGTTTCTTCTACGCCACACCCGGCAAGGCGGAGAGCCAAAGCGCGGGCTTCGGTGGCGGTCATACCGATGGAAGCAACAACGGAATCGACAAGACGCGCGCTTGCTTCGTCGGCGGTATAATTCCCGTTGGAATCCGTGCCGCCAAGGTCGGAGAATTTGCCGAGTCTTCTGTAAATGACTTCAAGCCCGTTTCCCTCTTCATCGTCGGCAAGGTCTTCGATATACGAGGAGGAATATTTCGGGTCGGTATGCACGGCGGCGGTGCTGCTGACGAGGCTGCGAACGGCGCGAGTTGCTTCGGTCATGGCACAGGTTTCGCGCTCTTTCCATTCGGGCTGTGTGTCCATGCTGACGAACACGCGGCGAGAAAGTACGCGTACAAGATAATCGCGGTCGAGCCATCCTCTGCGGCCCGCGTGTTCCGCGGCCAATTCCCACAGGGCGGCGGCGGCTTCGTTTACAAGGTCGATACCATCCCCAAGCCGTTCTCGCATGGCCTTGGTCATGGCTTCGGTCTTGCGTACGGCTTCGGCGTGTGCGGCGGCGGCACGCTTAGCGGCAAGGGCTTCGGCGGCTTTGGCGCGCTTTAGGGCGGCGGTCTTGCCCTTGTCCGTCTTGCCATCAATGGCGGCTTTGGCGGCGGCTTCGGCTTCTTCCTTTGCCTTGGCAAGGGCTTTCTTGGCTCCTCTATGTACAGCGGCGGCGGCGGAGTCTGCGGCTACGGCTTCGGCCTCTTCTTCGGCAAGTCTTGCCACGGTTTCGAGCGCGGCGAGGTCATTGCGGATGTCGCGGCGGATGGCCACCAGAGCCGGGCTGTGTCCGTTGTTGCTGATGGTGTCGCGCTGTGCGGCGGTCTTGCGCTGTGGGTCGATACACTTGTTTACAACGGAACGGGCCACGGCTTCGGCAAGTGTCATCAATTCGGCCGTGCAATCCGTGCCATCCTTTACAAAGCGGCTGTAAGCCTTTTCAAAGGCGGCCTTTGCCTCTTCAAAGCGGTTGACGGTGGTAGTGTTCTGTGTTACTCTGTTGTTGTTCATGGTCTTTTCCTTTCTGTGGTGGTCCGTGGACCTTAGCCCGTCATGGTGGTGTCTTGACGGGCTTTTCTTGTGTTTTAACTTCTGTATTCAGTTGTCAAAGTACGGTGGCCTGTGGCTGTGAGCCTTGCCCTTGCCGTGGTGAGCGGCTGTGGTGGGTGGGTGGGTGAGTGGCCTTTTCTCACTTCATACACTACCATAGCCGCCATGTTCCGTCAATACCCTGATTTCAATTCAAGCCATGCCGCACGGAACTTTTTTCGCCATCTTGCCCACCTTTTCGCCGTTCCGTTGGTGTGCAATTCTGCGGAATGCAACACAGATGGGGGTGGTTATGGTCTGCGGCCACCCTTATCCCGTCTTACTGCTCCGTAGTGACTCCATCTCCCAAGCCTCCCCCTTTTTCAAACTCGTTCAAATTTCAACGCTTTTTCCACGTGTAAAAAAGATCACCAGAAATCCCATCATCAAGCATCGGATCCGGTGATTTTTATTTTTTGCTTCTCTTTATTTTGTTTTAAATATTCGATAACAGCGCTAAAAGCTTTGCGTCAGACGTGTTATTTTGGTTGTATTTTGTCAGTACCCTATTTTTTAATTTATTTTTAAAAATCGCTTGACACGGATACCCTAATTTGATATACTATACTCAACGAAAGATAGTTAAATATTGGAGGTGTTCACATGACAAACGTCATTCGTGTAGACTTCAGTAATCGTACAGCCGCTTCTGGCGCCATCGACATCTCCAGTCTAAAAGAAAACAACAGAAAACTGAGATCCGGTATCATAGCTCCTGCTGCTTCGGAAGTTCATATCGATGTAGTAACTGAGCACAAAGCTGAACCGATCAAGAGTATGGAAGATATTTTACGCATCTCCAAATACCTGATCGACAACAAGAGATACCGTGACAATATGCTGTTCATTGTAGGAATCAACTTCGGTCTTCGTGTAAGTGACCTTAGAACACTTCGCTTCTCCCAGCTGATCAATGAACATTTTGCCTTTCGGCAGTCCTTCCCCATTTTGGAGAAAAAAACAAGTAACACCAGAAAGACAAAGCGTAATCGTTACATTACTATAAATAATGCTGTAGTCGAAGCAGTTACTCTTTACCTGGAGAATACTCCTGGTGTGAGACTTGATGATTACCTGTTCCGTTCCGAAAGTGTTAACGCCACCGGTAACGAACCGATTCATCGTAACTCTATCGATCGTATCTTGAAAGGCATTGCCGAAGAGTTAGGTATCGGTGCTAAAGTATCTACTCATACTCTTCGTAAAACCTTCGGTTATCACCAGATGGTAATGAGTGGTAACGATCCTCGAAAGCTTCTGTTGCTGCAAAAGATATTTGGTCATTCATCTTCCGGTCAAACCCTTGACTATATTGGTATCACCAGTGAAGAAATTGATGAAGCGTACCGTAAACTGAATCTTGGTAGTACAACTTGTAACTACTTGTTAGATAGTAATTTATATGAGGCTGAAGCAGTTGTAGCGCAGTAAGACCTCACCCTCTCGTACCTTGACAACTGAATAAATACAGCTCGTTTAACTCCTCTTTTTGGTGACGATAAAAACAAAAATGCCACAGTACTTTTGTGGCATACCCCACCGGGAAACGTTGAAATTTCAATGCCACAGCTTGAAATTCTATTATATAAAAGAGAACAAGATATTTTTCTTTAATCTTCTTCCTCTTTTTCGTAAGACAGTCTGTTCATAGCAAGACTGAAAATGTTGTAGGTTACAGACTGGACTCCTTAGCGTGCAAAAATTTTGTGGCATTTTTACGAAAACCCACTTTTCAACCATTTTTGGTGGCTAAAATACCCACTTTTCATATTATGCCACCTTAAATTTACCATTAGTTTCCATTTGAAAGGAGGAATTAAATATATGAATCAAATCACCGTAGTAGATGCTCGCATGGGACGCGGCAAGTCCTCTGCGGCCATACGGTACATGAATGAGCATAAGAGCGAGAAACGGTTTCTCTACATTACCCCCTTTCTCACCGAGGTGGATCGCATCTGCGAATACTGCGACTTCGACCAGCCGGATGACGAAAGTTACAGCAAGTCATCCAAACTAAAGTTCTACCTGCGGTACGGACAAAACATCGCTGCGTCACATTCACTGTTTAATCTGATTGACGAAGAAGCGGTCGAACTTATCCGCAAGAAGAACTACACATTAATACTGGATGAGTCTATTAGCGCCATCCGAAAGATCCAGGCTTGTAAGAGAGAGGTGGAAGTCGTACAGAATGAGTTTGCCACACTTGACGAAGAAGGACGCGTAACCTGGGACGACCCAGAGTTCTTTGGTGCTCTGGCGACCTATCGTGATATTGCCATGACTGGTAGCCTTTATATAAGAGATAGCGCTCTGCTGCAAGTACTCAATCCGGCGATCATAAGATCGTTTGAGGATGTGTTTATGCTAACTTACCTCTTTGACGGTCAGTACCAAAAGGGGTACCTTGAGTACTTCGGATTCGACTACCGTATCGTTGGAATTGAAACGGACGAAAAGGGATATAAGTTCTCGGACAAACCAGATTGCCCGCCACCGATCGACTACAGCAAGCTGATCAATATTCTCGATAGCAAGAACATGAATTCAATTGGTGACAGTCGAACAGCTCTTTCAAAGGCATGGTACTTAAGACGCGGTAAGAATCATTCGGATATTAAAAAGTTGCGAAGCAATCTCGATAACTACTTCCACCGTCTTACTGAATCTACTTCCAACTCCAGAATGTGGACGTGCTTCATCGACCACCGTGACAAGCTTCTTTATGAAAGCGGAAGATACCGGCAAAACTTTTTACAAATCGCCAGTCGCGCAACTAATGAATTTCGGGACAAAAGAGATCTTGCCTATATGGCTAATCGGTTCGCAGACCCAAACCTCACCAAGTTCTTTGGAGCCAGAGGAATTAAGATAGATCCGGATAAGTTCGCCCTGGGCGAAATGCTCCAGTGGATCTGGCGAAGTGCCATTCGAGACGAGAAACCAATTAACATCTACATACCCAGTAAGCGCATGAGAACCCTGCTGCTGAACTGGATCGAAGAAATGAAACAAGGAGGAACAAACGAGTAATGAGAAAATCAATTAAGCCAAGAGGCCGTAAATGCTACGACTGCCCCGAAGAATACCTATGCCGGGTCGCAGAAGAGTGTAAATATCTCAGTCCGCTGAGCGAAGAATTCGACGAGGACGATTACATAGAAACACAAAGACGTGAATTTTACAGAGAATGGTTCCAATACCAAGAAGGAATCTACCAGTAAAAACGCGTCTTTTTTATTTTTTGTGCAACAAGAAAGCGAGGTGGTTGCACTGGCTAAACAACTAGCGTGCCAAAAGTATATATTCAAACTCCACAGCAGCCGGCTACGCAAAGCCAAGTGGAGACTTACCCTCCCTATCGCGGAGGCCAGAAAGAACGACGAGGTTATATCTCTCGCCGACAGCCAGGTTTTAAGATGGTTAGACGAGCTGAACGGAATTACCGACGCGGATGAAGCCGCCAGGGAAATCAAGTCCGAAATCAAAAGACTGCGTAAGGAACCCAATAGCCCAAAGAACCGCAAGCAGGTCAAGGCGCTGTATACCAAGCTGGATGAACTGCAGTTCAAGCCGGATTATATGTGCGTAATCATGGACAAGGATAAGGACTACGCGAGAGCGTGTCTGGGTTTCTTCGTAAACGGCATCAAGTACAAGAGGCTGCTCGGCACTAACGGCGGTGTAAAGACCAGAACGATAGTGTTTGTGAGCGAGCGACATATAGATGAAATCAGACGGCGGATAGATAACGGAAGAGACCTTTCCAAAGAACTGGTACCAGCCAAGCTCGAAGCGTATAAGGCACTTACCTGCAGCGCGTCCATACCGGTATCAGATCCCAACGGGATTCTGGTGGTGAACGACTGTGAGACCTCATTTAAATCAGACGTTATTTATCTGAACGACGAAGGCACATACGAACCAATCATGAAGGAGATGAAGGACTACGATATCGAATTGGATGAATCAGACGGATATGGACTTATCGCCCCTGCCCTAGCCGAACGTTGGAGCCGTGAACTTAATCTGGACTACATGATCGCCGGAGCGAACACCAGAAATTCATGGGAAAAAGGAATGGTGTTCACCTTTGACTTCCACCGCTTTGCCGAAGAGGTTGCCGGAGAGTATATTGTGCGAGACGCCTGGGGCAACGAGGTAGACATTAGAAATGTTGAAATGATTCTAACCACTTCCATGTTGAAGTTATGGGATAGTTACGAGAGCTGCGACGATTACCTGAGAAACTGCCACGAGAACGGTTATTCGTTCGGCGTCGCCAAGACCTGCCCGAAGGAACTTGAAAAAGAACGTGCTCTAAACTACCAGTTCATTCAGAGTTACGACCTTACCGATGACGATATCGAAGAGCTTATTGCTCCCACCATGGACGAAATCAAGGATGTGCTCTACGCGGACATCAACAAGACCGCCCTATTCCTTCGCGGGTTCGGGATGACCGAGGATAATATAGACCGTCTGCAGAACGACTTCATCAAGGCGATCATGATAGAGCCGGAGATGATGAACGACTCTTTCGTACAGGAAAAGATATTCCATATGATCCGCAATCGAATAGACGAAGCTAAGGTGGGGGTACTTAAAGTCCACGGCAACTATTCGATCATATCCGGAGACCCCTACTCTCTTTGCCAGAGCATTTTCGGGCTAGAGGTTACCGGACTTTTGAAGGCGGGAGAAATCTACAACGAATACTGGTGCTCGGGTAACGCGGAGAAGCTCGCGTGCTACCGTGCTCCAATGACCTGCCACAATAATATTAGGCTTGTTCGTCCGCACAGAAGCGACGAGGCAAGCAAGTGGTATCAGTACATGAATACGTGTACGATTATGAATTCGTGGGATACTGCCGCCCACGCGCTGAATGGAGCCGATAAACATTTGTCGCCTACGCCAGTGATGGCGTAGTGAAAACTGGGTGAACTTGCACATGCAGGGTGTGGCCGCGAGGCCGCTAACGGTAAAAATCTGTAAACAACAATCTATTCAACTATTATAGAAAGGAGGTGTTGGTATGGTCTGGAAAGATATACCCGGATACGAGGGGTGGTATCAGATAAGCGACACTGGAGTAGTATCTGGCGTTGATCGACTCGTAACAAGATCGGACGGACAGAGTGCCGTAAGAAAAGGTCGTATTATTAAGCAAGTAATCAATGACGACGGATATGCAAAAGTTCGCCTTTCAAAAAATGGCCATCGCAAGGAATTTTTTGTTCATAGGCTCGTTGCGCTTACTTACCTCGACGGATATTTTTGCGGCGCAGAAGTCAATCACATAGATTTCAATAGACTAAACAATACGCCGAGTAATCTAGAGTGGACAACGCGCATTGAAAATATCCACCATACAATGTCACATCAAAGACATGTAACACAAACAAGGCCGATGGCTGGCAAGAATAATCCAAATTACGGCAATAGCGTTCTACATAAAAAGTACGCAGAGAACCGCGAACTGTCCATTCAGAAGCAATCAAGGCCAGGAATCAAGAACGGACGATCTACTCCAGTTACAATGATAACTAGCGACGGTACCGAAATAAGTTTCGGGTACATAAAAGAGTGTGCAGAGCACCTTATTTCTTCTGGGGCAACTATGTCTAGGCACCCATATAATGTATCTGCTCATATTTCAAGAGCCGCTAAAAACAACACAATGTATCTTGGATACAGATTTCGTTTTGAATAGACATAATACAGACAATACCGTGCCAAGACCGCTGGGAAACTAGTGGTAAGGTGTAACGACTACCGGATACAGGCTAAACCGAATGGCACGCCGATGAACCGGGTACTGTCCTGGTGAGATTCCAGGGCGGGAAGCGCCCAGGACGTCACATAGTGACGTTATGAGATAGTCTACTCCACATGGTGACATGTGGTATTAAGGAAAGACGGGGATCTAGTTATGCTCACCGACAATGATGTTTTGGTGAGAAATCTAAAAGAACTACCCGCAATCATGTGCGTTCAGCGCAAAGCAAAGAAAGTAATCGTAACCGAAGACCATTTGATCTCCTCGAATATGGCAAGTTTCGGTGACGATATCGGCAAGACAACAAATTGGATCACTTCCATGTTCGACGTGCAAGCACAGTACGAAAAAGGAAGCCCTGAGTATAACGAGCTGGATTACAGAATTAAATGCGGTCAGCTTTTTCAGCAGAACGCGATCGACAAGGCAAAAGGCATTATAGCACAGCCCATGCCAAAGGAATGGCACGACCGTCATGCAGCAAACAAAATCGAAGATCCAGAGAAACGACATTTCTATCAAAAGATTGTTGCGGATAAGAAGCCGTACTTTATGCGAATCATATACCCTGCTCTCATGAAGCAGTACAACACATACATAAAGAACACGAACAAGAACGCAATCAGAGAATTCCAGATGAACGTGGAAGAGCTGATGGCGATTCCGCCAGAGAATTTAACCGAAAGACAGCGCGAGTTTATACGGTATTACAACAGCAGTATGCCGGTAAGCACAAACAATTGTGTTATGAACCGCATATGCCGACGGTTTGAAAGAGAGTTCGATAGATATCTTGGACGCAGAAATGCATCTGTTGAGTTCGATTACACAATCATGAAGAACGACGCCGAATATAGCAAGAGTCAGTACAGCGCCATAATGCGTTTGTACGAGGGGTATAGTAAGAGACTTAGAAGCTATGCGGTGTTCGCCAATTACGAACGCTTGGAAGCCGACGAATCCTATCAGAAGTTAGTGGATATGCGAAACGAGTTCATACAGGAGTGTAACAAAATTTGCACCAATAGATATGCTCTTTGTAACATAATTCTTGATCTCTGCTACGGACGCAACGGCACAAAGCGTTTTGCCTGGGAGATTTGTGGAGATGAAATCATCGAAGCGCTGCTTGATAGAAATAACAACGAGATAACCTTCCCCACCATGGATCCAGACGGAGACATTTACTTTGGTGGCGAAAGATTTAGTCTAAAGACGGTAAAAATGGGAGAGATTTAATGAGTATAGTTCTTAACGAATATGAATGGGCGGAAGCCATGATAGACAATCGCGACCTTGGTCGCAAACCAACAGAGACACTTAATCGTGTTGCTAAATACTACTACGAGAATCAGTACAGCAAGAAAGAAGTTAGAAGCCTTTTGGATTCCTTCCTACTTCAATGCGATCCGAATGCATCACTAGTGCATTGGTCCGATACGCTAGACCGTATTGCAAAGAATTCAATAAAGTACCCGTGCATTCAGTTGGACGGAGTGAACATTACCAAGAGTGAACTGGAAAAGATAAGCATGTTGGATGGCATTCAGCTCCGCAGGCTTGCGTTTACGCTGCTGTGTGTGGCGAAGTATTGGGACGCTGCGTCCGAGAAAAACAACCACTGGGTAAACACTCCGGATAACGAAATCATGCAGATGGCAAACATCAACACGTCAATCAAGCGTCAGGGGCTCATGTTTAACGAGCTGAGAGAACTGGGTTTCATAAAGTTCTCCAAGAAGATTGACAACCTTAATGTGCAGGTGCTCTTCATGGGCGACGATGAAACCGAATTACATATAAGCGACTTCCGAAACCTGGGTCACCAGTACCACAAGTATTACGGACTTGGTGAGTATTTTGAGTGTGAGAACTGCGGTATAACATTGAAGAGACGTGATCAATCAAAGGGTAGACACCAGAAGTACTGCCCGGCTTGCGCCGTCGAAGTCGGAACAAAGCAGAGAATCAACTCGGTTATGCGACATCGTGAACTTTTAAAAAACTAAACTGTTGAAAAAAATAAACCCCCTCAAACCCAGTAATTGCAACGGTTTGAGGGGTGTTTGATGTGGTGTAGTAATGAATGAAGTATAATACGCTCGATCATTTTTCAGCCATAGGCGTCGGTATTTTCGAGCAGGAATAAAAGGAGATTATTATGTCACTACAAAAACTGCAAGGCGAAACCGACCTGGCTTATCACAAGAGACTGGTTTACGGCAAGCTTTTAGATAAAACACTTCAGGACGTAGATTACTCAGAGATTGCTGAGATTATCTACGGACAACCCTACAGCTCTGATGCGGCAAGAAAAATGATGTACGGTAGCTGTAAAACAATGCAGGCACTCGACAAAGAGTTTCAGAAAGGCATTCCCGAAGGAGATATGCGTTCTGAAATCGAAAACCAAATCATCGGACTGCGGAAAGAAAAGCAGAAATTCTTCGACCAGCGCAGAGAGTTTAATAAACTAGTTGCGAGTGAGGGACGATTTGAGCATATCGCTGACAGACTATACGAGGCAGCCACAAACCTGAACGAGACAATTGGCTTGGCAATAGATTCAGATTGTGTACACTCGTGGGATGATGACAAAGAGGCCGTGCTCGTACTGTGCGACTGGCATTATGGCATGGTCGTAGACAACGCCTGGAACTCATTCGACACAGATATATGCAAGCGCAGAGTAAACCAGATTGTGGCAGATGCGTCAGCTCGTATCAAGCTGCATGAATGCTCGACGCTGCATATTGTCGTTCTCGGAGATTTATTCCACGGATCAATTCACACCAGTGCAAGAGTAGCATCAGAGGAACTGGTTGCCGACCAAATCATGCAAGTGTCCGAGCTGCTCGCACAGGCAATAGCGGAACTTAGCAGAAGCGTCGGAAGCGTACAAGTACATATGACATACGGTAACCACGGAAGAACGGTCCAGAACAAGAAGGATAGTATTCATAGAGACAATATCGAAAGACTTATTCCCTGGTGGCTTAAGTGGAGACTGGCGGGTATTCCTTCAATAGTTGTAATGGATGAAAGTGATAATGAGTTCCTGCAGATGGATATTTGCGGAAGCGGGATTTGCGCAAGTCACGGAGATAATGACAACGTAAGGGTATCTGCAAGAGTCCTCCCTACACTATTCCAGCGTAAATTCGGCAAGAAGATAGACTACATTCTTCTGGCGGACAAACACCACAGAGAAGTTTACGAAGAGTTCGGAATCACCAGCATGATCTGTGGGTCTCTTTGCGGCTCGGATGATTATGCTAACGACAAAAGACTGTTTTCCGATCCTGAGCAGCTACTGCTAATCATGGATTACGGACGCGGCGTAGATGCCGAATATCATTTAAAATGCGAATAAAGCCTATGGGCTCTCTTGATGAGGGCCCTTTTTTAATTTGAGGATATAGTCAAGTGGCTAAGACACCGCTCTTTCACGGCGGCGGCGCGGGTTCGATCCCCGCTATCCTCACCATAAACGAAAGGAAGATTTTTTGTGCCAAGAAAAACTAAGATGAACACACTGACATCTCCGGAGCTTATTGCACAAATCAACCCGGAGAATGTACGGCTGAAAAACGACTTTCTTGACTACTTAAAATCACTTCAGCGTAGCCAAGGAACAATTGTCGGCTACTCTAATGACCTTGATATTTTCTTTGTTTTCTGCCTCTAAAAGTTAGGCAACAAGGATTTTGCGAAGGTAACCAAAAGAGATCTCGTTTCTTTCCAAACATGGCTCGTGAACGAAAACGAAAACTCACCGGCCAGAATCAGACGCATTAAGTCTGCAATATCAAGCCTCTCTAACTACATCGAAAATATTCTGGATTCCGAACCAGAGTTCGAGGGGTTCAGATCTATCGTAAGAAAGATAGAGAATCCTGCGCTACGCGCTGTAAGAGAAAAGACCGTTTGGGAGGAAGACGAGCTAAACGAACTTCTGAACAAACTTGCCGAACGTGGTGAGCATGAGAAGGCGTGCTACGTAGCACTTGCTATGTATAGCGGCAGAAGAAAATCTGAACTATCCAGATTCAGAGTGTCTGACTTTGGTGAAGATAAGCTTGTGTGCGACGGAGCTTTGTATAAGAGCGATCCCATTCAGACAAAGGGGCGCGGTGGCGGTAAGTTCGTGCCGTGCTATACGCTTGCCAAAAGATTTAAGCCTTATTTTGATAGATGGATGGAACAACGAAAAGAACTAGGTATTGAAAGCGAGTGGTTGTTCTTTAAGAAGGACTCCCCTTCTGAGCAAGTTCCTATCTCCACCTTCAATAGTTGGGCAGAGACCTTTAGCCGAATGACAGGCAGAGACTTTTACGCACACAGTCTCAGACATTTTTATACATCAAACCTTGTTCGCGCAGGAATCCCAGATAGCGTAATCGCACAGATAGTAGCCTGGGATAGCGTTGATATGGTCAAGGTGTATACAGATATCGACGCTGACGAGCAAATCAGCATGTATTTTAAGGACGGAGACATTAGTACTCCGGAAAAGAAAGGTCTATCAGACCTATAGGATTAAAAGGACGGTATAAAAGGATGAAAGTTACAAAAGACATTTTAGTTGATCAGATGCGCGAACGCTTTGGGTACACCAAGAAAAGTGCCATTGAACTGATTGATGACTTCACAACCATTATTCTGGAGAATCTGCGCAAAGGAAACGCCGTACATCTCTCCGGCTTCGGTAGTTTTGAAATCGTCGAAAGGGCTGCAAGAAGCTGCCCCCACCCCATTACCGGTGAGCCTATTCAGATTCCACCCCACTATGTCCCCCGCTTCTACCCCTTCACTCAGATGAAGAGAGAAGTAAAGATGTTTGAAGGCGATCTGAATAAATACGACGCAGAAGTTGCAGGAATCATCGATGACGAAGAAGATGCGGTGATCTAGTATGGGTACCACGCGCAAGAAAACACTATCGAAGGTCAGAGAGGTACCCGTCGACGTAGTTACTGATAGACCAAAGTCCACCACTCGGTTTTACTGCTGCAGGTGTGGAGCCGGTTTCAGTCGCCAAAAGGGTTACTTTCCTGTGAGCCATAGCCCAATGTATCGAGGCTCTGGTTATATACCCTTTTGTGCAAACTGCGTGGACGAACTATTTGAAAACTACACCCGCATCCTCGGATCGCAAAGAGATGCGATGAAGCGCGTGTGTATGAAGTTAGACCTATACTGGTCTGATACGTTATTTGAATCGGCAATGCGTTCAGCCGGTGTGAACTCAAAGGTTCGCAACTATATTTCTAAGCTTAACATAAATAAGTTTATCGACAAGACATATGACGACACCCTAAAAGAGGAAGCTGTTGCTGCCGCAGAGGCCGCTGCTTCCCTCGGAGCCGATGCCATCAACTCCGCTCAATTTATTGGACTGAGTGATGAGGCTGCAGAAATCGCCAGAAAGTCTGCCGAAATAGATCCAAAAACAGTAGATTTCTGGGGATCCGGTTTCGCCCCAGATGTCTATGTAGACCTTGAACGCAGATACGAAGAGTGGACAAAGGAATCTGACGGTCTCGACCTGGCTCAGAAAACACTCTATAAGAATATCTGCCTTTTGGAAGTGACGATTGCTAGAGACGCCGCAGCTGGAAAGGCTGTTGATAAAAACATCTCTATGCTAAATAACCTGCTTGGCAGTTTGAATCTAAAGCCAAATCAGAAACGTTCGGATGCTGATGGTGTGTATGACAACACTCCATTTGGTGAATGGGTACGAAGATGGGAAAATCTTCGTCCTATCCCAGAACCCGATCCAGAACTGAAGGATGTGGACGGAATCATTCATTACATATCCGTTTGGTTTTTAGGACATCTTTGTAAGATGCTTAAGATAAACAACACATATAGTGCTGCCTACGAAAGAGAAATCGAGCGTCTTAGAGTCGAGCGTCCCGAATACGCAGACGAAGACGACGAATCATTCTTCGATAATATCTTTGGCGGGGTTAGCGACAACTAATGCCAACACAAGACCCGCAGACTAGATACGACAGGATAATGGAGGGTGTTGCGGCGTGGTGCGCCTATTACAGAGCGAACCCAACGCGATTTGCCGCCGACTATCTTCATCTAGACCTACGTCTCTTCCAAAAAATATTGATATGCTTGATGAATCTATGCACGAATACAGTGTTTATCGGTTCTCGAGGAATAGGTAAAACATTCCTAAGCGCTATTTTCTGCGTAATAAGATGCATTCTGTATCCGGGTACGAAAATATGTATTGCGTCCGGCACCAGAGGTCAGGGCGCAATCGTGCTTGAAAAAATCATGCTCGAACTGAAACCGCGATCGATCGAGTTGGCAAACGAGATCGACGAAAAGCAGACTAAAATTAACGGCACTGACGCAAAGATTGTTTTTAAGAACTCATCATATATAAAGGTTGTTACCGCAAGCGACACCGCTCGAGGCAACCGATGCAACATACTGCTGCTTGATGAGTTCAGAATGATTGCGAAGGACGTCGTTGATACGATTCTAAAGAAATTCCTAACCCAGCAGCGCGAACCAAAGTATTACGAATTAACAAAGGAAGAACGCAAGGCCGAATGGGGTAAGGAACAGAATAAAACGATTTCACTTACGTCCGCTTACTTCACCGACAACTGGAGCTATACGAAGTGTCTTGATACATGCAAGGCCATGCTTAGCGATAAGCATAGGCAATTTGTTTGTGGCCTCCCATACCAGCTGTCTATACACGAAGGCCTGTTGTCGCCAAACACCGTTGCTGACGAAATGGCAGAATCGGACTTTAACGAAATCAAATTCGGCATGGAGTACGAAGCACTGTTCTACGGAGATTCAGCTGATTCGTTCTATGATTTCAACTCTATCTCCAAAAACAGAAAGATAAAGTACCCCATGCTGCCAGACAACTTGTCCGGCATGCTCAATAATAATTCGAATATCCGAATCCAAAACAAGGCTCCAGGAGAAATAAGAATTATATCCGCCGACATCGCGCTTATGGCAAGTAAAAAGTATAAGAACGACGCAACGGCGATATTCATCAACCAGATGATTCCATCAAGATCAGGTCGCTATACCAGTAATATAGTCTACTGCCACACAAGCGAAGGTCTCCATACGGAAGACCAGGCTCTCGAAATACGTAGACTGTACGAAGAGTATTACTGCGACTACATCGTCCTTGACTGTACCGGTATTGGCCTGGGTGTATATGATGCCCTGGTCAGAGATATGGTAGACCCTGATAGCGGCGAGGTTTATCCTGCAATTTCTTGTTGCAATAACGAAGAGATGGCGGATAGATGCTCTGTTCAGGGTGCCGAAAAGGTAATCTGGGCAATCAAGGGTTCTCCTGCAATGAACTCTGAGTGTGCACTTGCGCTACGCGAAGGGTTTAGAAGCGGAAAGCTGAGATTACTGGTGACTGAGTATGACGGTGAACAAATCCTGTCTGAAATAAAGGGATTTAACTCACTCGATCCACAATCACGGCTGCGCATGCAGCTACCATATATACACACTACCCTGCTTGTCGACGAACTTGTGAAGTTACAGCATGAAAAGTCCGGCGGTAGAGTGCGTGTTTTTGAAAAGTCTGGAGCGCGAAAAGACCGCTTCTCCAGCTTGAGCTACAACTACTATGTAGCGACTCTGCTAGAAAACAAACTGGGCAGAGCAAGAAATTTCGGCTCGAAAGATGAAGACGAATTCATGTTCCGGGCACCAAAAATAAAATAGAAAGGTGGTGATATCAGATGGGCAAAAAGAAATCAAGATCTGTAGCACCAAAGTCTCCTCCTAGTTCCTCCTTTAATTCACAAAGCTCACGCTCTTCCGAAGAAAGACCGGTCACAGTCAGATCTCCAAAGATCGACGAAGCAGGTATGATTGGTATCTCGGAAAGATTTGCTGCCATAAACAGACTGATCCTGAGAGATATCGACCAGAAAAAGACTTCTGGCGCACTATCTCGTTACACCAAGGATAACATTTCAAATTACTTACAGAACCCCGCTGCTAACGAAAGAAGTTTGCGGGATGCTGTGGTTTATATGTATGGTGCAAGCTCTCATTTCAGAAGACTCATCCAGTATTTTGCTGGTCTATCTGACCTAGCGTACGTGGTATCGCCGTATAAAACAGATCCGAAATCAGCGAATCTGAAATCTGTTAATCGCAACTACCGTAAGGTCCTAAATGCCATGTCGTCCATGAACGTCGTGACACAGTTTAGAAAGGTCCTTACGGTGGTTCTGCGAGAAGATGTGTTTTATGGCACGTTTTGGGTGAACAACGACAATATTACAGTGCAGCAATTACCGTCACAGTATTGCAAGATAGACACTATAGAAAACAATGTCGCCAATGTCACATTTGACTTCTCTTATTTTGATTCGAATAGAACGTATCTGGATTACTATCCGGAAGAGTTTAGAATCAAGTACGATTCATACAAAAACGGCGTTGCACCAAGATATCAGGAACTCTCCTCACCCAATTCCTGGGCGATCAAATGCAATAATGACATCCTTACATACGCCATGCCACCGTTTGCCGGCATCTTAAGAGAGGTATACGACATCGAAGACTACAAGTCTTTAAAGATGACTAAGACCGCTCTTGAAAACTACGCAATGGTGGTAATGAGCCTGAAGGTAAACGACAAGGGTGAGTGGCTGATCGACTATGATAAGGCCAAGAAGTTCTGGAAGAACCTAGACTCTGTCCTCCCAGAAGAAATTGGCTCTGTATTATCCCCAATGGATATCAGCAAGATCAGTTTCGAGCGCACGAATACCGGCGATACGAACACTGTAGCGGATGCCGAGCAGAATTTGTTCTCTGCAGCAGGCGTATCCTCCCTTCTGTTCAATAACGAAAAAGCTTCCGCAAACGCACTTGTGCTTTCTATCAAGGCGGACCAAGCGATTACATATGGTATCGTGAAGAGCATCGAAGACATGGTCAATCGGTTCATCCAGTCTCAGCCGTACGGTAAGAATTGGAAGGTAACGTTCTTAGACTGCAGCCCATTCAACCGCAAAGAAATGGGTGACATGTATTTGAAGGCAGCACAGCACGGCTTCCCAACCCTTTCGATGTACGCTGCGTCTCAGGGTCTTGGACAAGCCGAGCTCGATAGCATGAACTTCCTTGAAAACGATGTACTCGGCTTGACAGATAAGTTTAAGCCGCTGAAGAGTTCTAGTACGTTAAGCAAAAACGATTCAAAGGGAGCAACAGACGAAGGTGGTGCCCCACAAAAGGACGTTGGCGACCTTAGCGAAAGCGGCGAACAAAACCGCGAAGATGCATAGGAGGTTCGTATGGGAAACTTCATTTACGTATTCGACCAAGAAGGCAAAGAAAAACTTATGTCGATGGGATATGAACTCCTAAAGTCCAACGAGGAAAAAGGAATTCATGTGTTCATAAATAAAGATCGGCTTGACTTCGCATTGGCTAGCAGCCCTTACGTTGTGACCGATACACTTACGTTTTAACCCCGTGCACCCCACGGGTTATTTTAATTTTTGGATGGTGAACTGTTCATATGAGTAAAAGAAATATGAGTATTGTGTTCTCCTCCGGCATTACGAACCTGGTTGAGCGAAACAAGTCATTCGACTCGGGCGTCCTTCGGGTTGCGTATGTAGGTAAGAACCGCAATAACAGCTTCATCAGCAAGGAGACTTTTGAAAGATGCATGCCGTCCATATATAACTGCCCTGTTGTATGTAGATACGACAGAGATACAGATATGATAGGCTCACATGACGTAGAGTTAGTAACCTCTGCGGATGGAGGTATGTATCTAGCAAACATCACCCACCCTGTTGGCGTAGTTCCAGAAAGCGCACGCACATGGTGGGAGGAAATCGAAGACGAATCTGGCATCCACGAGTATCTTTGCACTGATGTAATCCTTTGGAAGCGTCAGGAGGCATACAGAAAAATCGAGGCTGACGGCATCGTAGACGAAAGCATGGAGATTACAGTGAAAAGCGGCGGAATGGTAGACGGCGTTTATCATATAAGCGACTTTGAGTTTACAGCATTCTGCCTTCTAGGATCAGCAGAGCCGTGCTACGAGTCGGCTTCGGTTCAACTGTTCTCACATGATAGCTTTAAGCAAGAACTTGCTGAAATGATGCGGGAATTTAAGGAAGAATTTTCAAAAGAACAACCCTCCACTGAGGTTGTCCATACCCAAATTTCGATGGAAGGAGGAGAAAAGGCATTGGATGAAAAAATTGCACTGTTAGCAGAACTCGGCATTTCTCAGGAAAGCCTGGACTTTAATCTGGAAGATGTAACCGTTGAAGAACTACGTAAGAAGTTTGAAGTCGTTGAAGACCAGACCGAGGAAGAACCCGTTCAGGAACCTGAAGAAGAACCCGTAGAAGGGTCTGAGGAAGATGGCGGCGCGGAAGACGAAGAATCTGAAGAAGAGGATCCTGTCGACGAACCCGCCGAAGAACCCGAAGACGAAGTCGTAGAGGAAAGGTTTACACTTTCAAGTGAATTTGAAATGGAACTTCTTGACGCACTCCACCAGATCACAGTAGAAACTTGCTTTGGTGAAATGTTCAAGTACTACTACGTAAATTATGACTACGAGCTGTCCGAGGTATACTGCCACGACGTAGAAGACTGGAAGCTGTATGGCTTCAAGTACTCCATGAACGGTGACAGAGTTATCATCGACTTCGAAAGCAAGAAGCGCAAGAAGTACGAAATCGTCGACTTCGACGAAGGAGATGAAACCGCTGCTTTCGAAGACGTGTTTAAAGATCTGTCCCAAAAATATCAGGCATTGTCTGATGAAGTAGAATCTCTGCGTGATTTTAAGGCTGAAACCGAAAATGCAAAGGTCGAAGAACAACGCATGGAAGTGCTGGATAGATTCGAATCCTTAAGTGGCGTAGAAGCATTTGATAAGCTGAAGGAAGACCACAAAGAATATTCCGTCGAAGAGCTGGAAGAAAAATGCTATGCAATCCGTGGAAGACAGACTTCTATTGAAAAGTTTAGTCTCTCTGGCGGAGCACCTAAGATTAAGGTGGAACAGGCTGATGTCCCTGCTGAAACAGAACTGTATGGTGGTCTGTTCCAGAAGTACGGCTTCAGATAGTAACAACTGAATAGTCCTCGGAAAACCGAGTGCAACCAGCGGCAAGCGTCTCGCACCGCTGTTTTATTTTACAAAAAATTAGGAGGTAAACAAGTATGAGTTACTGTGTAATTCGCACCGATCTCATGAGCGCTGTTAACAACGCAGCTGACCTCGTTTCCCTGCGCTTCTATAACGCAGAAGGCGAAATGGCAGAGATCGAAAACGGTGTTATCGTTGAACTGCAGGGCTTCGAAGAAGACCAGAGAGAAGTTAGAAAGGCTGTTGCCGCTACTTCTTCTTCCGATCTGAATTCCTGCGCAATCGTAGCTGGCGTTGAAGTGATGTATGACGAAAGAAAGGTAAACCTGGACGAATACATCAATGAAAAGGGCAAGGCTGTTCGTGGCTACGTTCCCAGAAGCAGAAACATGTTCTCTCTGACCAAGGAAGGTTTCGTAGGCGGCACTGTTCCTGAAGTTGGCGCAGAAGTTGGTATCGGCGAAGGCGGCAAGCTGGATGCTGCAGGTACTGGCTTTGGTAAGTGCGTAGCTTCCGAAGTTGCTGGTAGATACACCTACTACACCATCGAAATCGGCAAGACCGAAAACTAATTGAAAGGAGAGAATCGAAATGGCTGATATGAAAGACATCGTAAGACTCGCCGTAGATAACTATCACGGCAGAGTAGAAAAATACTCCAAGAGCGAAACCACCGAAACCCTGCGTCAGGCACTGGTCGAACTGAACGGCGGCAGCACCAAGCTGAACTACAAGGACATCCGTGACGGCAAGTGCCAGGGTCTGTTCGCTCTGATCGAAGAAGTTCTGAGCCGCACCGTAATCGAAGGTCTGCAGGGCGACGAATTCTTCATGTCTCTGGTAGACTTCAGAAACGTTGCTGAAGGCGATCAGAATGTTTTCAGAGTAGAAGACAGCACTCTGTTCTTCGTTGCTGAAGCAGCTGATGGTACTCAGGGTATCCGCAGACAGCGTCTGGGTGGTTCCACCGAAGTTTCCATCCCCACAAAGCTGAAGGTTGTAAAGATCTACGAAGAACTGAACAGAGTTCTGTCTGGTCGTGTAGACTTCAACGAAATGATCAACAAGGTTGCTGAATCCTTCCGCAAGTCCCTGCTGGATGAAATCCATGCAGTATGGAACGGCGCTACCGCTGAACAGCTGGGCGGCGTAACCTTCTTCCCCACCGCTGGTGCTTATGACGAAGAAGCCCTGCTGGATCTGGTTTCTCATGTTGAAGCTGCTGCAGGCGGCAAGACTGCAACCATTCTGGGTACCAAGAAGGCTCTGAGAGCTCTGATGCCCTCTGTACAGAGCGATGCTGCTATGAACGACATGTACAACATGGGTTATGTTGGCAAGTTCTTCGGCACCCCTGTAGTAATGACTCCCCAGAGACACAAGCTGGGCTCCACCGAATTCGTTATGGACGACGAAGTCCTGACCGTAATTGCCGGTGATGACAAGCCCATTAAGGTTAAATCCCTGCGCATGTGCGCGGCGTAAATAGCCTTCGTTCACCGAAAGGTGTTCGAAAAAATATCCATCGAATTGCTGGAAAACCCTAAAGCCTACTATACCACAGCGCAAGTCCTAGCAGGACTATACGCGATGGTTGCGAAAGCAGAAAGAAATAGTGGGATGGTGTAAGGTTAAACCCTAAGCACTGGTTCACAATGGGCAATCAGCAGCCAAGCCTCTAACAGAGGAAGGTTCAACGACTATCCCTTCGAGGGAGTAGGACGCAAGCGTTTGGCGTCCGAAGTGGTGGACACCCGTGAGGGTGAAGATATAGTCTGTGCTCTATCGAAAGATGGAGGGGCATGACCCGCAAGAGTTAGCGACTCTATAGCAAACAAAACAGAGTTTACGAAGGCGATCCCCTGGTAATCATGGGCGATCCTCTGACCAATGGCGATCTGACTCAGGAATATTTCTACGCAGAAAAATTTGGTTGCGGTATCGTACTGGCAGGCGGCAACTCCGGTGTTGGCCGCTACGAACTGGCTTAATTCAGTTCTATACGGAGTGAATTTTGGGTGGGGTGTGTAAGCGCCCCACCCTATGTATGAAAGGAAGAAAAATGTCAAATCAAACTACAACTAAGAAAAAGGCACCCGCAAAAGAAAAGCCCGTGTCTGAAGAAAAGGTGGTCGAAACCGTTGTTCAGGAAGTGGCTGAACATAAGGAGATTTTTGTACCTAAAGAAATAGATTTGAACCAAATCATCACCGTTCGCAATGGATTCCAGGGCGAATTAAATTACAAGAGCAAGCGCACAGGCGAACGCTGGAAGTGGGATGAGTTTGGTGCAGAACAGGATATGGAACTGAGCGAACTAAAGAGCGCTCGTAATTCCAATAAGAAGTATTTCATCAATAACTGGTTCATGTTTGACGATGAGTGGGTTGTCGACTATTTAGGCGTATCCCAGTTCTACAAGCATGCGGTTAAAATCGATGACTTCGACAAACTGTTTTCAATGTCCCCTTCTCAGCTCGAAGCGACTATCGAACCTATGTCCGCAGGACAGAAGAAGTCCGTATCGTATAGAGCAAAGCAACTGATTGCTTCAGGAGATATCGATTCTAATAAGGTAATTGCCACCTTAGAAAAATGCTTAGGCGTTGAGCTCGTCGAGCGGTAAAGGAGGATGATTTCGTGAGTGTATCATATGACGTATTCACGGGAGCATTCCTATCAAAGGTCACAGAATATGATCTTGCAGGTATGCTTGATTTCGAAAGAAACAGCGTTGTGGACGGTTATATGAAGCGAGCAATCGCTGCATTCCGAAGCATCTGCAAGTATGATTTTTCTACCACCGGCGATGATATCATCCGCGAGTTTGACGTCGACATAGATGACGGCGATCTTGATGAGATTGCCGATATTGTATCCGAAGGCATGCTGGTACAGTGGCTTAAGCCATACGTGTACAAGCAGGATGGTCTTGAGAATCTTTTAAACACAAGAGATTTTACTACCTTCTCTCCTGAAAAACTTGTCCTGCGGATACGCGAAACACATGAAATGGCCGGTCATAGATTTACGAGCATGATGAGGGAATACTCGTATATTCATAATGACCTAGAGGACTTACATTTTTAATGGGTTCTACGCCAACAGGTTTTAAACCAAAGCCCGTCGTACTTTCGGTCTACTTTAAATCCCTCATAGACCTCTTCTTCAAGATCTTACCGATCAAGGAGAGCGGCGAGGACTCATTGGTTACCTACATGACAGACCTAAGAGATGATCTAATTGGATGTGACGCGCTTATCGACTTAGCCGAAAACGAGCCACTGGTTCTTCAGTTAATTTCGTCACTAGAATACCTTATCCAAAACCCCGACTGCGAAGTAATTGTTGTTAGACGAAAGGTGTTTAGATCAATCTCTATCCTAAATAAACTGCGTGCTAAGTACGCCTCTTCTTCGGAGGTATAGAGCAAGTGAATGTATGGGACACCTACTCTTCTCGTATGAGAACGCGAGGTGGATCCGGCAGAGAATCGGTGCTTAGAAGAGAGCAGCGGTTTTTAGAAGCACAACTTCCCAGACATCTCTCCTATCACCACGCGGTGATTGACGGAGAGGAACGCGAACTGGCTATTATAAACAGTGACAATCTTGATATCAAAACGCTGTGTAGCATGCCAGGAGAAACATTACCTCACGGCGGACTTGTTCATTGGATGGACAGCTACTGGATTATTACAGAGCTTGATGCTAACAACGAAGTATACACAAAGGCAAAAATGCAGCAGTGTAACTACTATCTTCGTTGGATTGCAAAAGACGGTACCATTCAGGAGCGATGGTGCATCATCGAGGATGGTACTAAGTACATGATCGGCGAATACACCAACAACGACTTCATCATGAGACGCGGTGACTCGCGTGTAGCTATGACCATTCCGCGTGACGAATACACACTGCATTTTGACAGAAACAGCCGCTTCTTAATTGGCGACTACGGATCAGACCACGTTCTCTCCTATCGCCTTACGAAGCCGTTTAAGTTAAATGGTGTTTTCAATAACGCTGGTGTATTCAAGTTCGTTCTGGCTGAATGCAATACAGAATCGGATGACAACTTCGAACTCCATATTGCGGACTACTATAAGTACTTCCCAAAAGAAGGTACGGGCGAATCCGAGCCAGAACAAGAAACAACCCCTGATACCCAGGGCGGGAAGAAGGTGTGGATCTAATGCACCTCGGAGATTTTTTCGATTATAAAAACCAACTCGCCGAAGACCTGCTTACCAGTCCAATCATCGTTCGTCTACTGAACGATGACGGTAGAGATATTGCAGATCCGGGTGAGTTAATGTACTCACAAGTTTTTCCGTATGAGTACATACCAGAAACCACAGAACACGCGCAGACATACATTTGCTGTGACGTGGATGTGGAAAGAGTTCTAAGTAAAACGTATCTCAACCCAATTCTTTATATTTGGGTGTTTACGCATAAAAGCAAAATGCGCCTTCCAGAAGGCGGTGTCCGTGTGGACAAGATAGTAAGCGAAATCAGTAAACTAATCAACGGTAGCCGTGTGTACGGTTTGGGAACCCTTGACTTAAAATCATCTCGGAGATTCGCTCCAATTGCAGATTATCAGGGCAAGGTGCTCACATTTACGGCCAGCGAGTTTAACAGACCGGGTCCGAATAGCAAAGAAATTCCAAGCAACAGGAAGAAAGGCGTATGAAGACGACAAACATCCTGTACAAGAGCTCCGTCCCGGTAACAGAACAGATTAGCATAATGATCCCTACAGTCGGTGAAATCCTAGACAATGAGGATGCTTACTATCAAACCGTTACCCTTATTACCGCGATGCCCATAGACCTAATGGTTCAGCTCGATGATATCGGAATTGATTTTTCCGAAATCAATGAGTATGAGCTTTTTTTAATGCTCTTCGGCGAGCTTAGAGAAAGCGACACCTCTATGATTTTCGGAGACCTTGATCTAAAAGGCTTTGAGCTGGTAGAAGAAGACGGAAAGCCTTATTTGCTTAATAAATCCACAGGGGTTCAGATAAACAGAGCGGTTCACGCCGCAATCGCTGATACCCTGCGGAAGATACATCATTTTGAAAAGAACACAAAAAAGCCAGCCAATGCGGCTGCGCGTAACTTCATGATTGAGCGAGCGAGAACAAAGATGAAACGGAATAAAAACCGACGCAGAGACTCGCAGCTCGAAGAATTGATTGTCGCAATGGTAAACGCAGAGCAATACAAATATGGGTTCGAGGGGACACGAGAACTCTCAATCTATCAGTTTAACGCGAGCGTTCGACAAGTCATTAAAAAGGTCGACTATGACAACAAGATGCGTGGCGTCTATTTTGGCACAGTTGACGCACAAAAGCTGAGCCAGAACGAATTGAACTGGCTCTCAAATAAATAGGAGGAAAAGATCATGGTAAATGTAAATGATATTGCCATCACTAGCCTTGAAACCATCACCGCATTCGACGTGCTGACCGGCGACCTGATGTTCGTTCTGGACGAACTGCAGAATGCAAACATCGCCAACACCGAAGAAAAGGTTGACATTACCGGTAAGTCCGGCAGAAAACTGAACTCTCTGAAGAGAAACAAGGCTGTCACCATCACCGGCACCAATGGTCTGGTTTCTGGTGGCCTGATGGAAGCTCAGACCGGTGGTTCTTTCGAAAATAAGAAGACCACTGTTCTGTGGACCGATTATCTGACCGTTGCCGAAAACAAGGCAATCACCAGCTTCAAGGCTGTTGGCACCACCGGCAATGAAATCGAAAACATCGTTGTGAAGAAGGACGGCGTTGCTACCAGCATTGCAATGACCCAGGCTGATGCTACTGCTGCTGGCAAGTTCACCTACACCCCCAGCACCAAGACCATCGAATTCAACGCTGGCGAACTGGAAGACGGCACCGAACTGGTTGTATATTACACCAGACAGATCAACGCAAGTGTTCTGGAAAACATCAGCGACAAGTATTCCAAGAAGGCTGTTCTGTATGTAGACGCATTCGGTG